AGGCTGTTTTAAACGGCGCAGCAATAGAAGTGCCTGCGTTATTGTCGTCGCCCGTATCGCACACATAGTAGTTTTGCGCGTACAGATGCGAGCTGCATAGCAGAAGCGTTAGTAATAGTATTTTTTTCATCATTAAGCCCTTTTAAGTTGGATTAGAAATTTCACGATCAAACGCAGGTGTTGCAAATGTGTTTGAGCCGTTGGCTATCAAAGCTTGAGCTGTACACGTTGTTATTGCGTAATCAGTACCATCATCAATAGCTACGTGATCGGCTGTTCCTGTGCAAGTTTCACCTGTGATGGTTAGGAACATCATTAGCCTCCTGAGGGTACCGTTAGCTCATACGTGAACTGAATAGCATCATCGGTGGCTAAATTGATAGCTGCAAATACTGATCTGTCCATTAATGTTCCTGCTGTTGACGCATTAAACAAACCGTGTTCAACAATAGCTCTAGCTGATGTAGCCGTTATAGTGCCTACACTGCGGTATATGTTAGAACTAGCGCCTTCTGTCTTGGTTCCGTTAGTCCTAGTCTCCACAGCGGTTCCTAGCGTCGTGTCACTGGCTGATTCTGCAGTATTGCTTGTGCCCATCTCGTGATAACTGAAATTAGCTATTTCACCGGATGATGATTGAAGCTGATCAACAAGTAGGTTCACAAAAGCGTCTGTGACAACTTTTGTCGATAGTATGCCCATGTCATCAACATTGCCATTACTTCGTATGACCTTAGCTGTTAGCCGTGATTCTGGCATAACTGCGCCTGATTGATAGCCGCCGGACCCTAACGGCCTAGCAATTTGTTTCGCTGTCAGTCTTAAATACTGACAAACAAGTTTATATAAGTTATTTAGCATTATCCCCGTCCTCTCTTTTTCCAACCTCTGATTAAACAAAAACCAACCCACCACGAATTAAGCTTTATAAATAGTTTCTTCATCTGCTTATCCTGTAGTTGATGGTGCCTGACGAATAGCTTGTACAGTTGAACCTATAAAGAACATGATACTCATGCTCTTCGACTACTCCGTTAATATCGTCTGTATAAGTAGCTGGATTAGGTACGCTGTCTTTACTAGCAACATGCCATGTGCTGCCATCATCGAATGACTTTTCTAGGCTAATGGTCGCTACTGCTCCTGAGAAGTCCAGCAAAACATTCCCGCTGCCGTTTAGCTCTACTGACTCGGTAGCACCTGTGCTGGTTATTGTGCCGCCGATTGATCTAACAGCCATCTTAGCCACCTACCACAACACGATGCTCACCAGAACCCCACAAGGCATCACGTTTCTTTTCGTATTCTGCTTTGAATGAAGGGTCGCTGTTGATCTTTCTATTACCAAATTCATCCTTAGCAAATAACATTGACTTAACTTCTTCTTCAGTTACACCGCCAGCACTTTGAAGATCAGCGGATGATAACGGCGCCGAACGAGTTAACCCGATCATGTGCTCTAATGCTTTAACACTAGCTGCGGTCGCTGTCATCTGCTGGAAGCCTTCGACTAAATCTTCGCTTAGATTAGCACTGGCCCACGCGCTAAGGTTATTTAGTCGTGTTTGTGCGTTATTACCAAGAGCTTTTATTTCATCTTGCTTGCTTTGTTCTAATGCTTGAGCCTCTGCAATCTTTGTAATTGAATACAACTCGACCATTTCATTAAAGCCTTTCTGACTCATGTTTGAGTTCTTGGCAAATTCTTTAGCTTCTGCTAAGATTGGGTCGTCGTCGTCAATCTGTACGCCTTGCTCTTGTAATGATTCGCTCAACTCTAGCGCGTAATCTTCAGGTGCCCCAGTAAATGAGCCGAATTTACTCTCTAGCTCTGTGTAAGCCTTAGCCTGTTCTGACACTGTTTTATACTTATCAGCTTTGAACCATTCAGGCGGCTCACCTTCGCCAGCTATGCCCTCGTTATAGCTCCATGTCGGGGCCTCTTGTTCACCATTAACAGCTTCAGCAACTAACTGTTCGTTAGTTTTCTGGTCTGTTTGCTCAGGCGTTACCTGCTCGGTTGCTGTTTGCTCGGCTGTTACTGTTTCTACTTGTTCGCTTTCTTCACTCATTGCCTGACTCCACGCGCTTGATGGTTAATAATATTTGACGGATGAAACGTTTCTGACCTTCATTAATACCAATTTCGACATATCCCATGTTTGGCTCTGCTGTGCTATTTAAGATCAGGGCCTCTTTCCACATCGCTAGAAGCTCTTTGCCTTTCTCGTTCTGCTCGAAAACAGCATGAATCAAGTAGTCGATCTTCTCAGCTTTAGCTTGAAGCTCTGCCTTTTGCTTGCGTACTTCTTCTTGATCTACTTCAATCCCAAGTTCATCAAAGAAATTCCTATCCTGCAACTTGACCTCCTTGCTCTATTGATTGCTCAGCCGCTTGTTGTACGGATTCTGTAATTTGTTTCACTTCATCTTCTGATCTTACTAATGAAGCAGGAACACCCAATGTTTCCTGCCAATAACGCGGTAGATCTTCGATCTTGACCGAAGCGGCTACTACTTCAGGCGGTAATGACTGCGCCACTGAGCCAAACCACAATTGACTGTTTTGAAAATCTTCTTGCCCTTCTGCCTTTGCTAGTGGGCTAGTCATTCGAATTGTCACCTCTCGACCATCAACTCGCAAATCAGGCACCTTGCCCAATGATTGCATTATGTCGATAACAGCCGTCATCAATGGCTCGATAAGCTCTGTCTTTAATCTACCGAAGCTAGCGCCTTGAGTTCTAAGCATATCTTGGTTTCTTAGCGTAATCTCTGTTGCTGTTCGTACCGGGTCGGATAAATCACCCATCGGGTCTGCAAATAAAGCTTTTCTAATGGCGTTTTGCAAATCTTCGAGTAACGCGCCACCTAAACCAATATCACCCGCTCTTGGTAGTGCTGATAGCGAAGGATTACCGCTTGCATTACTAGCCACTGGAAGTATCGCGCCCGGTGCTATTCGTGCGGTGTGAGGGTTAAAAATCCCATCATCAACACCTGTGTAAACCCCAGTCATTTGAATTGCTGCGTTCTTTAACGTAAACTCGCGCACTTTGTTAGCCGTTCTAATATCTGCGATCATCTGTACAACGGGCCCACGTCCATAGACCTCGCCCGGCGTTACATGCCATCGCACAGGAATAACACGCTTGCTATTGAATGATTGGGTGAATATTAAGGCTTTAAGCGGCTTGTAGATGATGACTTGATGATATTTGCCATCTTTAGGGTTAAATAGTACGCCGTTAAGTATTTCTACTTCTTTCGATGTTTCTTTATCCGCTAGTTTTGCTAATGCTTCAGGTAATTCCGCACTTGGCCATAGTCGCTTAATATGCGAAGGCTTGACCTTCTGCTTGCGCCATGTGCTCTCAATTGGGCCAGAAGGCGGCTTCTCCGGGTATAACTCGGCTAAAGGTATATTGCTGAACCTTATCACCTCGCCTTTCTCAAAGTCCCCCTCTTCTACTGCAATAGCGCCTGTGCCAATGCCTAGATCAATCAGTGTCGGTGCTATTTCTGTATAGAAGTTTGAGTGGTTAAGCTCGTCGAATACCTGAGAAGTAATCTCTTCAAGGTCCTCATTCACTTTGTCCTCGTCTGCTTCTGGTATATCCGAACCAGCCACGAACTCTAGGTACTCTTGCCAAGGTGGCATAAATGCGCCTTGTATTCGATTAGCAAATTGTTGCAGTCCTAGGACAGCGGTAGAGTCATAAACTTGACGGTTCTTTGATTGACCCTGCGAGTGGTCGTTAAACGTCTCACGGTTAGGCGCTGCGTAATCGAACGCCTCTTGGTGCAATGCTCGCCACAGCTCACGAATACGAGCAGCTTCATCAAAGCGCTTGATTAAGTCTGTAACTGAACCTAACCCCTTAGGTGTTTCCATTAGTCACCGCCTAGCTTATCTGACATTCCGCTAGTGCCACGTTCTGACGTTGACACTAATAATGATCGGCCGCCTGCCTTGCTTGTTGCAAGTGCTTTACGTCTAGCGACCTCATCATCTGCTTCAGCAAGCCTTAACTCTTCTTTCTTCTGCTGTGCTCTTAATGCGCTATCATCTGGTTTTTTTGGTTTACCGCCTAGTACGCCACCCATATTAACTCCTATTGATTAGATATTTATACAACTGATACGGCGTATGAATAAAGAAATCTTTAATACCAAGCACGCCTTTGATTACTTCTACACAATTGAACACGCATAAACGAGCCATTTTAGACTTACGTGATATATGAACAGTCACAGGGATAATCACAGCGTCAGCCCCAGCATATAGCCTTGGATGGGGGAAATCATTTGTTGACACCAGCGATAAATGAATATGAGATTGTGTCGGGTCTATAACTTGCCATAAATATCCACCTTCTGTTTCCCTCATAGCATACACGTGTTGGAAGCCTTTTTGAAGATACTTCGTCAAAATATTGTCGTTTTCTGCGTTTATAAATACAATGTGCCAATTTTCTGACACTTCTTCACTAGGTTTCATTCGAATAGATCAAAGTCAGTTCTTGCCACAATTGGCTTTGCAAACTCTGTAGACTCACGTTTTAGAGCTGCTCTACCTTCTCCACAAGCTAATAAACCATACTCACCAGCCTCACAGATATGCGAGTACTTATTCTTGTCCGGTTCATCGTGATAGCGTTCGTCACCTGCAACTTGCTTTCTTTTATAGCAGAATCCTCCCGCTAGACCTTTGCGCCACGTTTTACACTTTGGGCTTATCATAAATGCTGGCTTGCCATCCATACACAGGCGTTTCATAGGGTTAATGATTGATGATCTTCTTACTAGTGGGCTGTTTGTGTGAGTTGGCTGAACGTTTATGCCATTCTTCCACAATACTTTGAACGGTGTCATTTCAGTGGCTTGACCTTTCTGCTCACCTGCTGGGTCACCCCCACCTGTTTGAAAGGTAAAGCCGGGGTAAGTTTGATCTATATAGCGCTTCAATTCTGGTGCAAATACAGCCGCACTCATATCTTCCGTCACAAACTCATCGAATCCGATGTATCTACCCATTGCTTTGTCATATTGAATAAAGCTACAGGCAGGCGTTCTACCGAAGTCAACGCCCAAAATTATTGGTAAATGTGACTGAGGCTTGTATTCTTCGCTCATACAGTGAACAGAATCAACATATTCAGGATAAACAGGCTTACCATCAGCAACAAATCCATATTCATTCGCTAGATTGACTTTTATCCAATCTGGTGATTTACCCTGCATCCCCTTGATGTAATAGCCATCGGGAAGGTTAATAAGATTCTCGGCATTTTCATTGATGGTAAACTTGTCACCCTGCTGTATAACTCCTCCCGGTTGCCTGTGAAAGTTCCAGCCTTCAGGGTGAACATTTTCGGCTAATTCATAATACCAATGATCTTCATCTGGTGCGTTAGTGTCGCCAATCATGCCATGCCAAGTTGGGCTGACGCCTCCAGCTGCCTTAGATGGATAACGCCCGTGTCTTAAGTCTGCCATATCAACAACGGCCTTATTCAGCTCTTTAACCTCATTTAACCAAAAACCTGTAGCTTGAGCGCCCCTAAGCTTTTTCACAGCGTCAGCACGGTCTAAGGCTAAGAATATAAGCTCTGATTTAACATTAGTTCCATCTTCTAGATCAAAGTCTAATCTGTGCGTTGGTGGCTCTAAGCCTCCGCCTGTGTACCTGCCTAAATCACGATAAAGCTCTAGCCAATCTTTGATCGTTGTAGTTGTTAAATCGGGGAATGTGTTTCTTACTGCGTAGAATCTCGATGGCCTAACGTTCTGGTCGTTCGGCTCTTGATTGCACATAGCATTAAATAGCTTCTGACAGGCTTGAACTGTCTTACCACTGCCCAAAGGCCCCATTATAAGCTCAACACGGTCCCATGAGCGTGCAAAGTCGCCTAACACCTTGCCTTGAGGCTTAGTTATAAACTCAATCGTCGCCGCTGTCATCTTGGCCTGATAAATCAACAACTTTGACAATATGTCGAACGTTAACATCGCCTTTAATCGATAAAGGCAACACCTTACCCACTAGTGTTAGAAAAGCATTGGGGTTAGCTTCGGCTTGCTCTTGAAGATAGTTAATGCCTCCAGCTCTATCTAAAGCTGTTAAAACCATGTCTTTAAGCTCTTTAGTCACCTTGTTTGGTGTTCCAACCGTCCTACCTCCCGTTTTCTTTCTCTTCGCTGTCATTTCTAAATACCTCTACTATAGATAAAGTCTAACTTCTATACTTGCTCATATCTTTTTTACCCGGTTCCCAACGTTTAACACCAAATTCTAGCAACATATTACCTTGCCCTGCCATTACTGCTAGTTTACTGATTAATGCTTCTAAGTTATCTACTCGTTTCTTTAGTTCTAATACTGTCGGGGTTTTGCTGTTAGTGTTTGACATTAGTTGATCTCTTTAATGTTAGTTTACGTTCTGCAAGTTTTAACTTCTCTTCAATAAATAAAGCATCAGTTCTCTGCTTTGCTTGATCTATTATATGTTTTCTTATGTCGTTGAATGTTGATCGATACATACCTGCCTTAGCAAATATCACCGCTAGTTCTTCTAATGACTCAGCGCCCTTGCTTATGCTTTCACTTGCCAAATCCTCGATTGACTGCTCAATTAAATTGTATAACGCATCTTCACTTATCATGTCCTTATTATAGCATAAAAAATTATTTTAAAATAAATTACATTTTCTTGTTGACTTGTTACGCGTAACACAATAAACTATCTCCAAGCGTTGAGAAAGACGCATCACAAACGGAGAAATAAAATGACAGCATTGGAAATTACAACAGAGCACAATGAACATACAGTTGATGGATTGGCCTATATGTTTACTAGAGACGCTATTGATTATACTATTCTTTTTAGAGATGATTGCGTTGAAGTTTGGAAGAAAAACAATAAAAGAAGTGGCGCAATATCAAATGACTGTTTTTGGAACGGCGTAAATAATAAAGGAGCTAAAATGGCCAAGTTTTTAAGCGATTTCGTGCGGCTAATAAATGCTGCTTAAGTCATTAAATCACTATATAGACTAAAGAAAGGAGCAATAAAATGAATCACACAGAAGAATCTACCTTTTACGCAATCATTACTGAAATAAAAAGAGTTTCAGGTGTTGATAGAATAGAAGAGATTGAAGAGATAAGAGGACTTAGAAATCCATTAGAGGTTGTTAGGAATATGTACTCTACAACTTGTAGAGTTTACAATAAAGCGCCTATTGAAAGATTAATTGGTGACGAGATGGTTGAGAAAATAGCTAACGACGAAAAGTTCTCAGATTAATGCCTAAATCAAATAAAGAAAGACAAGCCCTGTTGCGTAAGCGCAGGGCGGAGCAAGGGCTAATAGAAGTTAGGGGGATATACGCTAAGAAAGAAGATATACCAGATATTAAAGACTTCGCCAACTCACTTAAACAAAAATAAAAGCATATACGAAACCCCTATTTTTAGGGGTTTTTTAATATGTCCAAACCCAAGGTCTATTGCCGACTTCAATATCATCAATATGAATAAATCTACTACTAAACGAACCCTTCTGGCTTAGCCCTAGCCCGTTTATACCTACATCGGTTACTAAATTTATAAGCTCTAGAGCATCATTCCCATAACAAAGTATATCCACTGCCTTTCCTGTTGTGTGAGGCCCGTTCTCACCAGTGCTTGATACATTCTTATTGTGATCTGGGCACCTGTAAGCCGAGCTTAATAACATTGGCTTACCCCAATACTCCCTAATTTGTTCTAACTTAACCATGAAATCAGCGTCCATTTCAGACCGACCACAGCCACCTTTGCATTTAAGCTCGTTCTCTGTAAAGTGTTTACTGCTTTTAACTTTCATTTTGCTGCTCTCTAAGTGATGACAAACTGAGCGTATGCCTTTCTATTTCGCCGTGTCGCTCATGTATATGAATTGACGACATATCACGCCCTGATCTGTACCCTTGTGCTGTGTGCCATGCGTCTTTTCCCGCTAGTGTTCTGAATGATTCCCACATGCAACCGGCCAACTCCATCGAATTTTTTGAATGAATGTGTCCAGTATACCAATATCTATGTTTTGTTTCACCCCAATCTAAAGGCTTATCAGTCGCCATAACTCCGGCTAACTTCTCGGGCTTGCAGCTATCTCCATGCGTTGAGCCTATCAAAACCTCGCCGTGCCTATAAAACCAAAACTTGCTTGGTGAATTATCAACTGTCACCCTTTTGTTGTTCTCAAAGTAAAGGCTCAGCGCTAAGGCTAAAGCTTGGCTTGTATGTTCGTCATGGTTTCCTATAACGTTTTTGACAATAACTCTCTTGTGTTTTTTTAGCGCCGAGTAAACGCATTCAATTAATGCCCTTGCGCCTATGTTTAAGACTTTATTCCACCTTGCATCTGTGTCAACGTCTGTGCCTGCGGTTGTTGTGCTGCTCTTTGAGTCAGCGTGGAAGAAGTCGCCTAGGTTAAGTATGATTGCTGTGTGCGAAGGTGGGGACCTGTCCACTAAATTACGAACAGCATCTTTTAAATCTCTTTCTGCTATCTTTAGATCGAATGACTCTCCGCACTCTTTAGACCAAGCAAGCATACCAAAATGGGGGTCGCCCATTGGATAAACTGTTAGCATTTCTTTATTACTGATTTTTGGCGACTTTACTAACTCGCTCGTTGCTTTGTAGCCCTCAAAAGCATCTTGAAACGAATTAAGAACGCTGGTTAATACTTGGTCTTTATCTGCCTTTGTTTTTACCCACTGTATTTTTAAGTTTCCAGCTTCGTCATAAAGTGTACTTGTGCCTGATACCGTGAACCCCTCTGCTACTGGCTTGGTCATATCATTGGCAGGCGCATAACCTTTAGCCGCTGCCTTTGCTTTTAGTGACTTTAAAGACCTTTGATTACCCCTGTGATCTGTTCCTAGTAGTTTTGAAGCCTTAGTGAAGTTCATATCACACTCAATTAGTGCGTCGATTATTCTTTCCTGCACAGGCGTTGCAAACTCTCTCAACCCGTTCAGGTATTCAACTGTGTCTTTAATCACTTTCTCCCTCCATGTCAAAAGCTCCGCAGCAACACTCATTAGAGCTATACGCAGCGCATACACATATTCGTTTTAGTCCGCCAGTTTCCTTGTTTAGATCATATCCAGCTATGCCGAAATCCCCCTTTAATACTAATGTGGGGTATCTCTCATCGTCGGCCGTCAAGTAATAAGTAACTCCGTACGACTCGCCGCCGTTAATCACTTTCAACCTCAGCGCTAGGTGTATTTATCACTAAATTAAGTTTCTCCGTCAATTCATTGATAATCATTAAAGCTACCGCAGCATCTTCTTTTGATCTAGCGTAATCGGTAAAGTGAGTCTTTATATCTTCAATAGCTCTTGAGTATTCATCAATCACTATCCTTGTTTTGCTGCACATATTCATAGTTTAACCCTCACATTTCTAAGTAAATTTTTAATTCTCTTATCTCAGCGTTAAACATCTTACGCATAGCAATCAATTCATCACAATCCCAATCTACCACCCTGTCAACTTCGCAGTATTCGATAATTTCCTTTGCCCTTTCTTGACCAAATCTATCTCTAAGACCTTGTAGATAACCGCGCGTGTTCTTATTACCGCTTATATTACCACTTAACCCCTTATTACAGTATCTATTGCATTGAAGATATGTATTTAATACGTCAAATCTTAGCTCGCTTTGGCTTCCAACTGTCTTATAATGTCCACAGCACCAATCCATATTCGGCTTATTGCAGCTAATACACGTCGGCTCTAATCCTCTATCCTTGAACCACTTAAATTCCTGCAATCGCCTAAGCTTGTTAAACACGGGCTGCGTGATTTTCAACTGATACGCTAAATCGCTTTCTTTAAACTCGCGCTTCTTCTTGGCCCACGCCTTTTTGTCCTTAATGTGTTCTTTCCTTAACGACTGTGCTAATTTTCGTGATTTCTTCTCGTTAACCTCTTGTTGTTTCTTCCTAGCCCACTTAATCGCGTGATCTGTCGAACAGAAACAACCTATCCCCCACGTTACCATCAATTCAACTGGTGCGGATGACTTACAAAACTTGCATTTTTTAGACTTACCCACCATTTTTCTGACGGTCACATTAACCCCTAACGGGAATATATTTACTAATAACAACGCTATGTACCGCTATCAGTTCGAACGGGAATAATTTAGGTTGATTTATCATCTGGTTCGGTCCTCTAGGTTTTAACTATAACAGCATCATCATACTGAACAAAATTAATATAGCCGTCATCCTCAATGCTTTTGTATTCATTGCCAACATCACCAAGAAAGGGAACAGTATCGCCAATTTTACTTGAATACCACCTGCTTCTATCTGGGCATTGTGTTATTTTTAGCATTTCCATAATATTAACCTTTATTGTTAAATTATAACTAGCGCATAAACCGGACGCAAAAGAGCGCCGGTTATGCGGGTGTTATGTGTCTTGGTGCGTCACAGGTTTATCGTCTTTAAATTGCAACTCATAAAGCACATCTTCTCTATAGCCTTCCTCAGAAATCCCTTTTTCGTACCCAGCTTGGTATGCGTAGCGCATATCCTCTCTACTGAATTTGATATTAGCGGCAACGCCTTTCCCAAGTCCAACATAGTCATCAACCCACTTCAAAAAATCCGGCCACATTTCACTTAAATTTTTCATAATATTTCCTCAAAATTCACACATAACAAATCTTTCAAAACGACCACCAAACAGCGGTGGCCTTTTAACTTTTGGTGTTATATTACTGTTCGTCCATCCATGACTGCTCTGACTCGTAGTTTTCTATTTCAGAAAAATACGCTTCTCGCTTTTCCTCATCCGTCATGTCGTCGTCTTTATCAATCAGGTCGTATAATCTATCTTTATTCATAGTTATCCCTCGTATAACAAGTCATCCAAAAAGAGCCGGAAAATCACCGGCCTGTTTAACTAGGGTGTTAGCAAGCCTACGCATTGTCACGCAGGTATCGCGCTCTCTCTATGTATTCCTCGTCGGCTAAACCTGGCAGCCAGAACCGCTCTACATGCCCGTCTTCCAGCGTCACTATAATTTCGCCATCGGGCTCAAAACGCTCACAGGTTCTATCAACGGTCGGCTTGCTAACAACGAGTTCTACGGCGGACAAACCTGCCTCGCCGCATTCATCACACATCCCACCGTAACCGCAAGTTCCGCCATCTTTTTTGCATTTCATCATCAATCCTCGGTTTGCCCGTAAACGCTAGGTTAGGCGTCTTGCATCTCAGCAAGCACACTATCAACATTAGCCTCAACAGCCAATATACCTTCCATGATTGGCACAACTTCAAGAGGTCTATTTTTTCTTCTCCAGTCGGAAACGTACATCCATCCCTCTTCGTTGGCTGCAAATTCTAAGTACATGTCATCTTCGGTTGGGTCTGGGTACTTGAATGATATTGATACACCTGAGTAAGTCGGTTCATGTCTCTCTACATACTCCCTATCAATAACACAGTTTTCTACATTCTCAGCAAACCATGTAATTTTGTGTGTGCAATCACAATGCTTGTTAACTCTTAAGTGTTCCATCAATCTCTCCTGTTCGTTCACGCCTAACAAGGCTCATTAGATCGGTATAGCCTATTTCCATCTAATATCCCGAATGGCATTTGACCGCCGGCTAAAAAACCTTTTATAAGCATTACATCGTTTTCATTAATATGCAAAAAAGGCATACTGCTATTTTTGAATCTATTACTGACAGTCTCTTCGCTAAGCCACTCTATAAGCGGCTGAAGTTCGTATCTACATATTTCGCAATGGTTACTATCATTACTTTCTATGTTGCAAATGTAGCAGTCCATAAATCAACTCTAAATAATTAAAGAATCTTATCCGCATATCTTCCTAACTTCGTCTAACTTACGTTCTAATTGCCGTATATTGTTTTTCATTTCAGCAAAGAGCTGAACATTATCTCTATCGAGAAACTCATGTATATCAGATAATTCAACGCCTGCAATATTTAACTTTTCTCTTACCTTAAAAAGTTCGTTTATATTCATACCAGCAAATTTTTCACACATAATAATCACCCTGTAAAAGACTCTCTTAATATAGTTAATATTAACATATTTCAACAAAAGATAAACATTTATTTACTATTTATTTTCCCACCATTGATTGTCACTGCTTATCATCTGATTCTCCTTGCTGTGCCAAGGATAATGAATACCGGACTGCTTAATCATGTGAAGCTCAAATACTTGGTAAGCTTCTTGTATTTCTACTGTGGTTAGCTGCGAGCTAGTCTTTCCGTACATAGCTTTAGTTACCTCATCAAATAATAGTTTCATGTTTTCTTTTGTCCATAAAACTTTAAAGCCGCGCTTATGGGCTTTTTCTATGAATACGTGGTAATCGAATCCGGCTTCATTTAACTTATTAGCATAGCCGTCCAGTGTTGAGTGTAGGCTTTTATTTTGAAGTCCTGTTCTTGGTTCACTCATTTCTTTGCCCTCAGCTTCATCAATAAATTTAACGTCTTTCTTAGTTTCTCGTCTCCAGTTCTATCTAAGTGCGCCTGTATCTCTTCTCGTGGACGTTTAAGCCATGACCTAGCCTCTTTGTCACGCTTTATACATTCGAGTTGGTGCGCTCTCATTTCGTCTTTTTCTTGCTGGCTAAGTTGCGCAAAGCTCACGATAACCTCGCATGCTCTGGACAATACCAATTCTCTGACCCTTTTAAGCTGCCTGTAACGCTCCCTGCCTTACGACAATGATTCACAGCGCACGTAGCCTCACTTCCTCTGTTTGGCGACCGTATCAGCCCTTTGCGCTTGTCCTGTGCTATTAACTGGTGATGTCTTTCAAGAAGAATATCGTGGTTAGTTGCGTTCTCACCTAGCTGCGCTTTTGCCAATTCCTCGATAACATCAACATCATGCGTTGGAGATGGTAACGCTGCTTGCTTTTCAGCTTCTAACCTTTCAGCATTTTCTTTTTGTGCCTTTTTCTGTAGAACAGATATTTCCTTAAGTGCTTCTATAATATCGGCTGGCTTAGGGCAATACTTAGACTCTAGCGAATGCTTCCCGAACGCTGCCTTAATACTAGCTAAGTCAAAATTCCTTAGTAGCTTCCACCAAGCTCGTTTAACTTCGATGTCAGGGCAAGTCTTATTGTATAGCTTGAAGCTAGTATCTATTAATTCTTGAAATTCTGTTGAGTCGTTATCATTCATCTTTAATGATTACCTTGTTTAAGCAGCCTATTAAAACAATATTAAATAGTTTTTTTTATCTCGATGCCAAATGCACAACTATTTAAAGAATAAAGAATTATATAAATTATTGTAAATATTTCTTGTGCAAACAATTTTCTCACCTTCATACCCACCTTCAACTTTGTGAAAGTAAATCTTTCTGCTTCCTTTTGGCCAAAGTTTATGTTCTTCTATTTCCCACCCAGCTTGGCAGCCTTGACACTGGTTCTTAGAGCTGTCTATATGAGAATCATCTTTGCTCTCTTTGTCATCATCAATTAAAACCTCACTAACTGTAATTTCAGGCTTCATATCAAAACAACTAGGTTCATTTAATTCTTCTACTGTTGCGTGTTGTGACACTGTGTTTTCTGCGAAGTGCTCTAGCTTCTCACCACTTCTGCAAATTAGTTCAATATCATTAAAGGGTTTATTACGTGGATTAGCGCCCATCGACCAAGCATCTTGACGGCATCCGTTAATAGCATCTTTTATATCGTCTATCTCATAACCTTCTTTTAATCTGTCTTTAATAGCCTTGCTTCGCTTAGGTGTTAGCTTGCATTTATTAGGGTTTTTGTCCATCGCCACAACCCAGTAATTGAATATGTATTTTATATCGTCTTTCATTATTAACTCCGTTAGTTAATCCGTATAAAAAAGCTGCGGCGTTGAGTACGGTTCTCAATGTTCGGTAATTAGCCTAGCCGCAACGTAAAGTTTTATTTTTTCGCTTATTGCGTTGTTACATTTACAGTAAGTCGTTATTCTTCAGCTTAATAATTTCATCCGGAGTAACGCCCTGCTTGATCAGTTCCAAAACTGGCGACTTGTTGACTTCTTCCTCAAAAGGTGTCATGTTCATCATGTATACAACGTTGCCGCTTCTATCTTTAATTTCACCTGTTGCTGCATTATATTCAAATATAGCCTTCATATTTCTCTCCGTTTTCATTTAAAAAATCGTTAGTTTTTATTAACCTTAATAGTTATTAATTGCCTTTAGGCAACATATCCCTACAAGTAACCTTGCCACTTGTAGCATCCTCAATTCGTATCGCTAAGCATAGCCCAGCATTACGATTACCACTTAAGATATTGCTTAGATAGCTTGGCAATATCCCAATCTTTTTTGCAAAGTCTTTCTTAAGAATTTTGTTCTCTTTTAAATATTTTTCTAATGTCATTTCTATTTCTCTTTTTTATTAAATTCATTACCACCAAATAAAAACCAGCACCTATCACATAAGCCGTCATGGTTAGCACTTGCGTCACGTTCGCCACATAAGCCACACTCTTCACATACTGGGCCTTTAAGGGCTACTATAAGTAATATTACTAAGAATATTAGTAAGTAATACATGTATTTTCTCCTGCTTTTAATTCATAACTTAACGATACTTTAACCGATGATTAAACATTATGCAAGTGGTAAATGTAATAAATGTAAAAAAAGACCCAGCCAAAGAACCTTCACTTGAAACGTGGGGTTGACAATGACCGAGCCTTATTTTATACTGCCATCTAATCAGCGAGTTAGTAGCTCTTGATTAGTTAGTTGAAGGACACCAACTCCTAGCAACTAATTGAATATATTTTAATTCAATTCATCTTAAAAAGCAAACGTTGGTTTTTAGTCTCGGTGGAAGTGACGGTCGGCTGAAGTAAAAACGTGATAGACGGGTGTATTTAATCACAGCGCCAAGAGTGACTTTAGTAGAGCGGGTATATTGGATTAATCCTTGCCCTAACTTAGATTGAAGGGTGTATCGGGCGTAATACTGAGCTGTTCACAGCGATACAAAGCGATACCAGTTAAGGAAGTGTACTTGCCTTAGCCTGAATGATACCGATGCTGATTCGCGTTAGGTTGATTTTTAGAAGCTCATCTTTACTCATACTTTAATGGGTAAGGGTGAGTATTGCCTGAATTCCTCCTCGCCTCAAACGCTTAGGTTAATAACATAAGGAATAAGAACAATGACAATGACTGGTAAAGAGTATCTTGCAAAGCACGATAAAAAAGTAAAGTCTAAACTAAGGGCTAAGCGAAGAAAGGCAAAGAAGAAAAAACAAAATTTTTCTATAGGCTCTTTTGAACAAAATCAAATAAATTCTTCAGCAAGTAAAATGAGGCGGTATTCACATAAAGACTTAAAGAAAAAGAATTATAGCGCCTTTTACAGGTCAGACGAATGGCTAAGAATCAGGTATCTGGCATTAAAGAATACTGACGGAAGATGCTGCTGTTGTGGAATATCTGCTAAAGATGGAGCAATACTACACGTTGACCATATTAAACCAAGATCAAGATACCCTGAGTTAGAACTAGACCTTGATAATATGCAAATACTATGCCAGTTTTGTAACACAGGGAAGGGCGCTTGGGACTGTACCGACTGGCGTTAGTAAATGATTGCTATTGCCTAAAATAATAGACAGCATAAAGAACTTTTCTAAATTAATTTACATTTATTTCTCATTTGGTATTGACAGCGTGAGTATTCGTGCTAATATGAACTTATACAAACGATTAAGGAAGAGCAAATGATTGACTTAACAGAATACTCTCTTAAAGAGCTACAAGATAAGATTAAAAAGACTGTTACCGGTTGTGCTGTAGAGATATACGCAATACATAAAGATCAAAAATATCCAATATTAGGTGCTTTTTTAATTGATAATGAGTGGATTTCTGATAGCTGGGGAGGGTTCGGTTTTTACGATCCGAATCAAGAAGAACATGACAATGACCTAGACCTATCAGCCTTCAAACCAGAGATAGACTATAACCAATTACCAGTTGATACGCTTATAGAAGTTGAGGGTTTTGGGCGGAGGTATTTAGCTGGTGAGCCTACTAATAATATTGGTTTAGTATATTTTTATGATTATGGGCGAGACAGCATCACAAAAGACGGCATTATGTATATAGATGAGAAAAAATGCAGATTAATAACTAACCCTCGAAAAGGATGGTTTGGCGGTGAAATCGGTATTCCTGATGGGGTTAGATTAGGAATATGGGAAAACACTGCTCTTCATCCTATCAAAATTTATAAGAACTATATAAAAGTAATGGATGAGGACTTGCGTAAAAAGTTTAATGATTCGAAAGAATGGATAGGAATAACCAGCTACCAAATACTAGGTGAAGATTATCAAGAAGGAGATGAGCTATGATTGACCAAAGAAGAAACTGTGAAGAACGCGACAACCGCAAAATAAGAAACTCAATGATTGCTTTTTATTCAATCCTTGGCGTTAGTATATTGGCTTTAACTCACACGATTTACGCAGCGCTATGAGTATCTCGAAAGGTATGCCGTGCCACATTACGGCAATGGGTGACGAGTTTGATAACCATGACTCGGTTGAGATTGATGAAGAAAAAGAAATAGCTATTATCCAAGAAGCTTTATTAAATGGCGACAGATTTAATACTTTTGGCAGCCACATTGCTGACTTTAGTAATGTAGTAGATGATGAGCTTTGTTGTAATGCTGAATTTAGTAACGCATTAAGAAAGCTAATGATTGGTGATACTAGCCAAGCAGTTAAGGAAATACGCGCGGTTGTTAACAAAGAGGCTTATAAAATAGCTGAATTAATTTACATGGAAAGGGCGGCTAAAGATGAATAAAACAATAGAAATTTTAATTGACGAGCAGTACGGTGAAGAGATTTATGAGCTTACTTACTCAGTAGAAGGTGATGCCGGCGATGCGATAGAGCCTCAAGCAATAAAGATCATCATGTTAAAGGATAGCCAAGGCCACGATATAACAAGCGACGTTTCCAATCCGTTTTTAGAAGATGATGAATTTAGACGTGTTTGCATAGAGCAAGCCCTAGAATATGAAGAAGGTGAAATATTATGAGCAGGAATATTGCAGAATATATCGAAGATACCAAGGAACGTTTTAACGAGATAGCACCTAACGGTATAAAGTATTCTTCTGAAAAAGGATTCGCCATACAGTTATTAAAAGCTAATGAATATCTAATGGGCGTTGCAATAAAAAACCCGCAGTCATTACAGCAAGCAATAACAAACGTGGCTGCTATTGGTCTTTCGTTAAACCCTGCTGAGAAACTTGCTTACCTAATCCCTCGAAATGTTAAGGTCGGTAAGAGCTGGGAAAGTCGCGTCTATCTTGAGCCTTCTTATATGGGGTTGATTAGACTAGCAACTAACTCAGGCGGGATTGCTTGGATTCAGGCCGCCGTTGTTAAGCAGAATGACTCCTTTAAGGACGTTGGTATGGGTCAAGCGCCATTGCATGAATATGAGGCTTTCGGTGATCGTGGTGATGTGGTTGGAGTATACGCTGTAGCCAAGACAAAAGACGGTGATTATCTAACAGAAATAATGACGTTAGAAGAGGTCCATAAAATAAGGGATAGATCAGAAAGTTATAAAAAATACCAATCTGGCACTTGGGTAACTGACTTTATAGAAATGGCTAAGAAGGCCGTCATAAGACGATTATTCAAAACCCTACCATTGACCGATGAGAACGCAAGAATGGCTCATGCCATCGACCTGTCGAACGCTAACGCGGATATAGAGCAGATTGTTACATCGCCAAATGTCGGTAGCATATCAGTAGAACAAAAAAAGTTCTTTGATGAACTGATTGAAAAAGGTGACGCTTTCGGCATGACTGTCTTAATGAAGGGGCTTGATGAAAGAGAGTTCTCAAACCTGTATCATTCTTTCGAACAAGGCACCAAGGGGAAGTATCAGAAGATAGTTGATGATCTAACAAAACGCGGCTCTAGCATCTTGGCTGATTATGTAACACAGTTCTCTGATATGTTAGAAGCTAACGACACTGACGGCGCTGGTGAGTTATTGGATGGAATGAGTAAAGAAGAAATAAATGTTATCTTAGATTCTTGCTCAACTGAGTGCTGTGCTTTTATTAATGAAGTTATTGAAAATGGTAGTGAGCTATGAAAGAGAATGAATGTCAATGGTGCGGAGGCCCCAAAACAATTCGCGAAGATGAAAGGCCCTGTATATTCAGGATAAGGAAAACGTGTAGTCGTGAATGCAGAACTGCTTTAACAAATCACACAATGGCGAAGAAGCGAGCAGCCAATAAAATTGTAAAAAGAGTTGATATAAAGCCGCGAAGATGCCCAGAATGTGATAAACTATTTAGCATAAGAAAAAACGAAAGGGCCGATAGTTTTAAAAAATTGAAACGGTGCCCAGCTTGCACCGAAGAAAGAAACTCTACCAAGCCGTATAAATTGGAAGAAGTGTTATCAGTTTTAAAGAAGCGAGATAGGATGATGCAAATTGCAGTGCTTAGCCCGAAGATTGGGTTAATGCAATACATGAAATAACCTTTTTGTTAACGAGCGACGGCTTTATGTCGTCGCGTTGAACTGGTTGTTATGCGCTTTTCTACAAATAATTTAAAATAATGCTTGTATTCTTTAAATAGTTGTGTATAATTATTACATCAACTAGAGAAATGGAGCAAAACAAAATGAAAAACCTAATTAGCCAGTTAAACAAAATCGCTAATAGCTCAAACGAAAGAGCGCGGCGCAACATCAAAAACCTTGTAGGGCGCATCGAGTGGTTTGAAGAGTGTGGTGACGAAGAAAAACTAAGCGAGTGTGTTGCAGAAGCAAGCTTGTGGGGTGCTAAGTAATGAGCGCGAGACAAGAAACAAAAAATGCTTGCCTTGACATATTTAGCAAGTTTCAAAAAAACTGGAGAGGTGAAGTAAGCGCGAAAGACGCGATTATTATAGCTAAAAATATGCAGCTAGCATCATTACAAAGAAAAATGAAAGAAGTCGAGAATATTGATTTTGATGTTATGCAACGTCACGGCCTGATTGTTGATGGTGTGACTAAGGATTGCAAGCGTTGACTCCCGCCCAGCAAGCCAAAAGCGTGGGGCTAAAAAGCCTTACGCAAGTTAGCCAGATAACCGGCGTATCACTAAACACGCTCACCAACTGGCACAGGAATAAGCCGGAGCTGTTTAGAATTGTGCTGCTTGGTTGTGTAGCTGAGATTGGCACATAACGGCGGAAGTGAGGGGCCGGCGACTTTTGCCGGTCGCTCTCGACTGAATTGTTATATTTTTAATTTAAAGGTGATTTATGAGTGTAAGTATTGGATGGAAAAAGAAAGACCCTAAGAAGCTAGACTACATTAGTGGAGGCTCGTCATTTTATAAGGTATTAGAAAACGCTTTTGGTGGATTTCCTATGGAATTAGACTATAGCCATATTAGTGTTCTGCGCGGTATAGAGGCTTGCAGTTTTGATGGCGCAAATGAGTTGATAGCAGCAATTAGTGACAATGGTTGCATAGTAGTTGATGCAGAGTGGTAAAGAAATATAACACCCGCGTAACCGGCGCGGTTTTTAGCGTCCGGTTCATGCGCTGGTTAGAACAAATTTTAATTAGAAAAGGAAATAAAATGACAAATAAAATAGGTGTAAGCCTCAAGATTGATGTAAGCAAGATTGACAAAAAAAGATTGTTTGAAGGCACCAAGGGAACTTATTTAGACGCAACTGTTTTTATTGATATTAACAATGAAGATCAGTACGGCAATAACGGATTTATAGCTCAATCAGTTAGCAAAGAAGAGCGCGGACAAGGCGTTAAGGGCGCGATACTAGGTAACGTTAAAGTATTTTATAAAGACAATAGCGAGTCTCAACAAGGCGGTAATTTTAGCGATGCTCCTAAGCAGCCAGATGATGGCTTCGATGTGTCTTTCTGATACTAAAGCTCGTATATAGTCCTGCTGCCTTCAGGCTTAACGCCGTTCCTGAAGTACAGCTCTATTGCTAAGTATTGATACTGCGCTCTAATTTTCGTCATACCATCCGCGATACATATCTCTTTGTAGAGTGTATTCGCGGCGGGTAGATGATCGACTGGTAACTTGTTATTACCAATCATAATACAAAGCGCATCATGGAAAAGTGACGCTCTCATAATGTTCTTCGTATCGAAGGCACCTGTAGCGCCATCCCAAGCAAAGCCTTTTTTAACCAATAAATACCCGTCAGGATATAGTCGGTAATAGGTTGATTTAATATCATACCCAACAATACCAGTATAAATACCCTCGTCCTTCTCTAGTTGAAACTTTACGTTTTTTGAATATAACATTATCTTTTTGGAAACTCCATACCAAGCCAATGAAGAGCGCCAGCTAAGGCGGCTGATGTTACTGATACCCATAACACAAACCGCCCCAACAAAGTCGCCACCTTTACAACACCGCTGCCTGCATTCCATGCTGCGACAAGACCATTAGTAGACGAAGCAAGAGAATCCACCGACTCACTAAGCTCAACAATTAACGACATTATCTCCCGATGTTTCTTATCTTCGTTAGACTTATCATCATTGTATTTCTTGATATGGCTATCAAGCCGCGCTCTTAAATCTCTTATATCTTCTTCCATGTCTATATTGCACTCGCATGGCGTAACACAGGTTGCATCTCAATCTGCAACCCATCTATTTTAACACTTTTATCTTTTACTTTCATTTCACAATCTCTAAATGTGCTTACACTTTCGTATTGTATTATAGTTGACCAGCCGCATTGAATAACGGTTGTAGTTCTACATTCATTACATTACCCATTGCTATCACACTAGGGTCATTGATATTCAATGATGTAGTGATGTCCCAATCTTCTTGCATATCAGCATCACTTGCTAACGCAGTTTTAAAGTCGTCCCATAAGCTCATCGACACCAGTTGCTTCTTTAGTTGTAGCTTTGATATTTCTTTAACATCATCAGCTCTTGACGTGAAAGCTAGAACCTCAGCATCATCGGCAGCTAGGAACTCTTCAGCTATACCTGATTGCTTGCGATTGAATAACCCTGTCACTGCTCCGTCTGTTCTTTGTATGTATGGCATATATTATCTCCTGAAGTCTGTGTAACCGAGTGTGTATATTCTAAAATAACCAGAATTAGAACCTGATGAGCTTCTATATCTTACCTGTGCAGATGTGTTTACTACTCTATCCATGTTACAAGCAGAAAAACTATTATTCACACGTAAGTCCTCAACACCCAGAGGGTCCACGTTTGTTTGAGTTATTTCTGTAATTACTATAGTAGCTGAGGAAGTACTATATAGCGTAGCCTTGAGATGCCCTAATAAACGAACTAGACCTTGTGGAACAGTTAATGTTAGGGATACTCCACCTGTTGTCTGCTCAGTCGTATCTAGGTCTGTTTGTATGTCCTCATAAGTCAGACGATAACCTCCACCAGCCGTTTCTATTGCAGAGAACCCTAATAAATTAGCCAAACCATCTGTTAAGAATGAGGCTACTCTACGATATGCTGTATAACCTACTGGGATATTTGCAGCAGTTATACTGGTATCAAAACCTGCATCAATAGAACCATCAGAATCTTTCTCAATAATGAACAAGTGATACGTTGTATCAGCCGCAACAGTACCAGAAAACAACCCGCCTAAATTATCACCTGCCGCCCACGCTGCATCAATCTGCTTCGTTAGCGTACTTGTCAACTCCAACACATTAGTTCCTGTTGAGTCGAACGCTTTACCAGCGGAGATCGTTATATCGTGATCAGCATCGGCAGCATTAGAAGGGATTAAACCTGAGATGTTGTTAAATGAAACAGTACTCACAATAGAACTTGGATCGACTGAAGCAGCACTGGCAGCAGCATTAGTTTCGCTGGTTGCAGCATTACCTTCACTTACAAGAGCAGCAGCAGCAGAAGCAGCAGCATTAGTTTCGCTGGTTGCAGCATTACCTTCACTTACAAGAGCAGCAGCAGCACTGGCAGCAGCAGCAGCAATAGCATAGTCAGTTACGCCATCCGCGATAGCACTTACAGGAACGTTCTCAAGCCCTGACACGTCTGCTTTCCAGCGTATAAACTCGCCTGATTCTGGATTAGGTAGTGTTAGCGGTTTAGGGCCTTGCAGGCATTCCGAGCTTAACAGTGATCTATCCGCCTTTGACTCAACCTGTTTGATTAAGGAGATAGCCCGACCAATGTCATTGTTAACTGTCTCTGGGGTAAAGTCACCATTACTTTGATAGTCTGTTGTTCGACTAGATGGTATTGCTGACACTATTGTCACTAGATCATTCGCTCCTGCGCCTGTGTTTAAAGTTATTGAGCCGCCATCTTCCAAGCCTACACCTGTAACAGTGTAGGCCTCGGTTAAATCTGTCACATCATTACACTCTTGACCTGCTGGGGTGACGTACACATTAAGGTCGGTTGCCGCGTATATCTTGAATGTGAAGTTGAATACAGTTTGCCCACTGGTAGCTATATATTCGTTTCGTGATGTATTTACGTTAATTGTCATTTATCTATTCCCATTGAATCGTTTATCTCATTTTCTAGTTTCTCAAAACCCTGCCTAAGAATAGACAAGTTATTACCGGGTACTAATCGTTTGATCGTTCTTGTGTCTGCTTGCGTCCACTCTCCTGTATCACTAATTGCATTTAATCCTTTTATCACATCCCCTGCTAATCCGAAAGTTGGCCCTAAAGCCGAATCTAACGCCGATCTTGATGCGTATCTTGAAGCAGGTGATGATACGCCTAATAAAGGTCTAGCGCCTACAGCGTTGCCAGTTATTTTCTCAACCGTGTTGTTCATTTCCATTAAAATTCCGAGTGCGCCTGATCTGTCTATACCCTCGATAACTAATGTCATTGGGTCATCTGTGATTTCCCTGCCTGCGTCCCACTGTTTAAATGCGTAAGACATCATGCCAAGCGATACAAGCGACATAAGCCCTTGGAACATATGCTTATCTTGTTTTTGCAACGAGCTAATCAATATTCTTTGCGTTGCTGATAGCATGAAAGACTTAAACTGAAATATGGTTTTCCCGAGTTCGGTTGACATAAACAATGGTTTTTCTTGACCGGGCACAACAATGACGCGATCAGATTCTTTCCTTACTGCTGCTCGCCACATTCTGACTAATTCTGGCGCATCCCAATCCTTGGTATTAGTTACCCAGACACCATCTATATTTTCAGCGTACTTTTTAAACTGCTGGGTGATATTTAAAGCATCTGCCTTATTAATTCCTAGCTGCCCTAATCGCTTATCATATGTTCCAGCTAATAAATCATTAACAACCCTTGTTTGCATGGTTACAGCGTGCATTTGCTTCATTGCACCTGTCCATTGATTCATTAAGTTGATTGAGCTAAACTTTGTAGCAGCACTTCTAACGCCTCGCTCGAACGCTGTGCCACCGATCGCATAGTCTGCGGTATCAGCGATTATCTCAGCACGACCACCCATTAAAGCGTCTGTTCCAACGCCAGCCAGCTTAGCCTCTCTAGCAGATAACTTAAAAGAACTCATGTTCTTTATAAGCGGCTTTAACCCCATTACGAAGGTATTAACAATGCCCTCAGCCATAACTACCCTGCCAACGTCAGGAATGGAGGCTGCTACTACTCCACCCAATAACCGCATGTAGTTTAAGTCCCTCGCAACTCGACCAGCTCTAACAGCTAGGTTATCTGAGTCAGGTATTTTATAAATATTCCTTAGTCTGTCCCTCATAGCTTCTAAGTTCTTTTGGTCTTTAGCAGCCTGTTTTCTTAGTTTTCTAGCCTTCTTAGGGTCTTTTTCTTTTTTTATTCTCTCTAGCCATTCCCGTTGGACATCTTTTAATTCGTTAGTCATGTTAACATCGCCAAATTCACGAACTAGCTCAATATCAGGCGCAACGTTATTCACATAGCGAGCACCTAGTACCTCAATGTCATTTTCTAAAAACTCCTCTACCAAGGCATCGTCAATATCAAAAGAGCGTTTCTTAAACTGACCTTTTAGTCCGCTTGATTTTCCTCCTGTTGGCGCGTTCTCACCTATTTGGTAATCATAAGGTAGTCGCCCATCTGGTGATGCCAATATTCTTGTGGCTATTTGGTCGGCTAAGTCTGATGCTTCAAGCTGGTCTAATTCAGGGTTTCTCTTCATCAACCACTTTGTTGTCGTGCTAATAAACCCATTTACATTTGACGCTAGTTTTTCACGGTTCCAAACCCTGTTCAAATAGTTCTTTGCGGTGGTAACATCGACATCTTCTGGTAATATCTTGGCGGCTATGGCTTCTTTCTTTAATGGCTCATAAACAAGCTTATCCCAACTGTCAGCGGCTCTTTGTATGATTGGGTCTGATGAACCGTTCCTAACTGCCTTTCCAACTTCTTGATTAAATTCACGGCTTGACATCTTGCCACCATTAACAGCATATTCCTTATAAAGCTTGGCGTTGGAATCTATCGCCTCAAACAGTTTCCCATCATGTGCTTTAATATTACTCTCGACCGATGTTGATATATCCCTATCCATATCAATAGGGTTTTCAGCTAATCGAGCGGATGTTTTTCGTGTTGCTTTAACGTCAGACGTTATTGTTTGGCTTAATGGATCAAAACCTAATGCTTTTGTCATTACCCTTGCCATTTTACCCCTGACGTTTACATCATCCATCACGCCAGCCGCGCCGACTGAACGAAGCTCGCCAGATAGGTTAGGATTATCACCATTATTTATGACCTCTTCGGGGGACATTGTTCGTTCAATATCTAATAGTGCGTCATCTACATTGTTGCCTGACCTTGAGATATAATTCCTAACCGCGCCGGGAGCCGCACCAAGAATACCACCCAATAAAGCCGCGCCTGTAACATTAACGGCACTCTCGCCATAAGTACGCTTTACTTGTGAATAATGAAGCCCAGCCTCTGTTGCTGCTGTTGAGGCCGCCGCTGCCCCTGCTGTGACAAGACCACCGCTTAAGATTGAAGAGCCTGTTTTATAGGTTTTATAAGCAACGCCACCAACGGGTATTAAGTTAATAGGGTCGGCTATTGCTGCCATAGCGATTGCCAAAAAGCCGCCATCTTCTAATGTTGCTCGATCTTCTGACTCACGCGCGAATTGACCTCTAAGTGATTCTATTTCACTCTCATTATCAGCCATTACCGCCTCTGATAAAAACCTATCATTTAGCTTTTCTTCTTCTGTTACATAGTCAAGTGGCGAAAAATCAGGATTAGTTACCCTGTTATCAGGCAGGTTGCCGTTTTTAGCCAGCAATGAGCCGACTGTGTTCTCTATTCTAAATGCTGCGTTCAGCTTGTCCTTAAAGTCAACATCATTTTCAACCTCAACATCATCTATGCCTATGGCTTTAGGCAAGGCAATTTGCATGTTTTCATCTTCTAAGAATGGCATTATCGCTTACCTCTTTTCGTCATACGCTTACTAAGGCTTTCTTTTCTTATATTAAGCGCCTCGGTAACATTCATAGAAGATAGTCGTTTTTCTTCTTCTTCCCTGCTGGGCTTCCACTGACCAAAAGGAACGAATGAACCATCAATAAGAACTCTAACCATATAAGAAGGCTCACCAATAGATGCCTCGCGAGCCGTTCTGTCGTTAGGTGTCAAGAATATATCTTCACGTTTAATATCTAGCCCGGCGGTATCTTTCTTAACGTCCTTAATTAGTTGATCACCTATCCAATCAGTCTCGCCTTCTACGGCATAATAGTCCTCAGGAGGGTACTTAATGATATTCTCTCTGCCTGTAACTGTTGACACTCCCCAGGTCCGTTGTATTTTCTTCTTAGCGATTTCCTCTGCTTGCTCGTCGGTTGAGCCGGCCAATCTTTGGGCCTCATAGATGGCACCGTATTCTTTACCCATTTGAGCGCCAGAAACTTCATCAATATCAGGTGAGAATCCGAAGAACCCAGCAACGCCAACATCAAACGCATCATTCGCCTTTTCAATATAAAAGCCGCGCTTGTTCTTAATACCTTTTAATTCATCATTAACCAGCTCAATTCTATCCTTGTCTGTTGGGTCTGTAGCACGCCTAGCAATTTCCACCGCTTCTTGTGGGTCAAGGTTTTGCATTAAATCGGTTACACGTGTGATATATGCTCTTTCATTCGCTGGCACCTGATCTACCAACCCCCTAACATCATCAATACGGTCTATTAGTTTAGCCGCTTCCTCTAATAAGATAGGGTCATCTGAATTAGCTGCGTTAGTGAGTTGACGCTTAATAGTTGCTGGAATGATTTTTGTCTGGTCAATAAGCTGTGCTTGCGTTGCTTGGCGCTGCTCAATAGGCATGTCGCGTACAATAGGCTCAACTTGTTGCTGATAATACTTATCTAATGTTTTAGGGTTTATTATCTGGCTATTGTCTCCGGCTATGCGTTTCTCGATAGCATTAAATTCTTCTGCCTGTACAGCAATCTTAGCCATTTCACGCGCTTTTTTCTCTTGCTGTGTTAGCAGCCTGTTTAAATCCGCTTGCTGGCTCCTTACTACTCTTTCCCATTCGTCAGGCTCCCAGCCTTTAGGAACATTGCCTTCCATATCTGCCAACTTATCAAAAGCTGCATCTAAGCCTTTTTCGCCAACAACCTTATCAAAATCATTCTTGATAAAGTTCTCTTCCATTTCGACGCGGGCCTCACGCTTCCTTTTGTTAGCTTGGTCAACTGGTAGGTTAAGTGCGTCAATGCTCGCATTAAATCTTAATAACTCCTCGCCTGCCTCTATCGAATCACCGTTCCTAGCGTGCCGAGCTGCCTCTCTTCCTGCCTCGTCTGCGTTAGCTTTTATTTCAGACATTGCGGTTTCTTGGGCTTTTGCAACGGACGCTATCTGTACCTTATTTCTCGCGCTAGATATACGGTCTTGAAGGTCAATAGTTACCGCTTGCCTTGCTGCTGGGTCAACACTACCAAGAACACCAGCCGCATAACCTTCAGCCGCATCATTAAATGCTTGCAGGTTGTCGGTATTCTCTGCATATATTTGATTAATAGCGTTTCTGTTGTCGCTATCTAATGAAGCCATATAAGCCGCTTGTAGGGTCTTATTATGTGCTGCCACCTCTATGCTACCTATAAAGCTTTTTTCCTTCTTCTGCGGTGCCTGAGTGACCTGCTGGCCGTTAATATCAGTCTTTTTAAGCTCAGTCTGCCCGGCTGACTCTACACCACGTTGAATGGACGCTTGTTCGGCCTCTTGTAATCGCTTCTGGCGAAACGAGTCTAACCTATTAGCCAATGACAATGACGCTTCAACGCCTCCAACATTAGAGCTAACCTGTCTTATATTAACTGTTTCGTTAAATCGTTCAGCCATTTTTATTTGCTCGGTAATGTTTTAGCCAGATCACTCATGCCAGTCAATAAACCGATATTTGCCTGTGTTCTTAGTGACTTAGATTGGTTGCTTGCTCTTATCTTTGCCGTACTCGCTGCTAGTTTTGCCCCAAAAACATCTCGTTCAGTTGCTACTTCCTCACGCCTTATATCCTCTTGTAATACCGATAACGGAGAGCCTTCAAAGACTGCCACGCCTCGACTACCTGCTGATGCTGTTTGACTAGCCATTGCCCTAGCTAGGCGTTCTTTTCTATCAGCTTCACGTTGAACCGCAGCTAGGTTTTCTTGCTTAGCCGCAAACTCACCCTCTTGCCTTGCTGCCGTTGCTGCGTTCCTAGATTGGGCGTATTGCGAAGCTGTCGATGCCGCTGTTAACCCTAATCCAATCTGACTACTAATTGGTAATGCTGCTAAGGTTGCCATTATGTTTTTACCTCAAGACCGATACTTAATATTTGAAAAGGCATAGGCGTGTCCTGTGTTAGTGTTACATCCGCCTCTAGGCTCCATCCTGTTAGGTGGATTCGTTTTGTTTCTGTCTGCGGCGTAGGTGCGTCGAATTGATCTATACCGATTGTTTTATCTGCCAAACGATGCCCGTTTACAATCACCCCGTTAGACTCGTACATATTCACTGCTACACGGTTAATTCGTTTTTTAGATGCTGCGTTAGGGCCATTTTGTAAGCCGATATTAAGCGGCATTGTTTTAACAATAGGCTGGTATTCTAGCCCCGCTTCGATTGTGTCTGCTGTTCTACCAATAGTTATCTGGCCAGATGTTACAACTTGATCTGCTTGTACTGCGCCATCTGCTTTAACTTTTACTGTTTCGCCTTCTAAATGGTCAAGGCCGGTCAATGTGTCACTAGCTAGCCCGGTTCCGATAACCCCTGAATCGGTATTCAATAACTCGTTCTCACCTTCAATGTAATAAACTGTATTGCCGTCTATATATCGCTCAACTAGCATATAAACTTTAAAGTCTACAACGGCTACGGATTTTATTAATCCGCTCGCGCCTTCTGTTTTCCAGCTAGTGAAGGCAGTTACGTTTTCGCTTGCCAGTGTGTTAAAAACAGTCACTGTGCCGTCATCATTCACCATGAACACATAGTTAGCATCTGAGCTTTCAGTGCCCACCCTTAATGCCATTTTTTTAGGGTTTTTGATAAGATGAGGCGCTAATACCGATACTGACCTTGATTCATTAGCCTGAAACTCGTTAATAAATACAAACTGATTAATCGCCTTACCTGTGCGCTGGATGAATAGTGTAACACCGTCAATGGTGACAGGTCTTGCGCGCTTTGCTCCTAAATTACTTTGTGGTAATACTGCAATATTTTCTGGTGTAATAGGTGATTCTGGAACATAGAACTCACCGCCTGATGTAAATACTTGCAATGATCGGTTAGAAAACATTGCCGTGACTGCGTTGATCTGGTCGCTGTCTAGTGTTGCTGTTATGCCTTCATCGTCTCTTGATCGGCCTTGATCAAAGTTAAAGAAGTCACCAACTCGGCTGCTCCAAATAGTTGACGGCCTTTCTTTTGAACCGCCAAACCACAACCTGCCCTCGTGGAAAGTACAGGTTTTAGGCCATCCGCGCGTAGAACTCCAAACGTTCTCCTTACGAGAATCACCAAGTTGTGTGCGCGTTGTCACGACTTCGAACGCGGCATTCTTAGTTGAAATCGGAGTTACGGTTAATTCGTCCCATCTATTTGCCGAGTCTCCTGCGAATCTAATCCTATAAGTATCTAGTGATGTTACTGTAGAAACGGTAATGCCAGTATTACCAGTATTAGGCAAAGCTAACAAAGCGTCTGCTATGTCGTTCTGGTTAGCAGTGTCGCTAGATGAAAAAACAATCTCTTCGGTTAATATCCCGTTAAGGCTTATTTTATATCTATCGCCATAGTTATGACCGGCAAAGTTAATTTCTTGTATGTTGTCAACTGGTGTAGGGCTACTGCCGTCGTTAAAATCATACTTAGGTATATTAACAAGGGATGCGATTGCTATCGTCCAGTTTGTGTCTGAGCTTCGTGTTATTGTCCTTGTTTTTACATCTTCATGCGTGATGATGATTGTATCTGCTGACTGTATGTAATCAAACTCCTCAATCTGAGCCAGCGTCCAAGGCGTAACAAGGTAATCATTACCAGTACCATTGATGTTTGTTTGCAATACCCCGTCTTTGAATATTTGCATTTTGCCGTTTGAAAAAGCCAGCAAGTAATTTTGTTCAACGTTAAAAGAGAATGTTTCTAGCCTTCCATTTCCTTCTGCGGTTGCTAGGTACTCCATTCCGTAACGTTTCTTTACGCCGCCTTGGGGGATTGTTAATACATTGGTTGCGGTCTTTAGTCCGTTGTAATAAGCTGCTAAGTCTACCCTTCCGGTTAATTGTGGCGATAACTCACCTCTGACCATTGAGCTTTGGAAAGTCCACAAGTCAGCCATTAATACGTTCCGCCATTCCGCACGTCTGTAAACGGGCTATCCACAATAGCTGTTTGTGGTCTGCCTTGCGAGTCTATGCTCTTAGCTTTTGATAGCGCTAATTGTGCTAATCGTGCGTAATACTCTGCTTTGTTTCTGTCTTCTGTTATCGAAATAGCGAAGTCTGACGCTAATCTGTACTGTAAAGCGTCAACAAAGTGCGCTGGCAAGACTGTTTCACTAGGCTTATGCGTATAGCTAACAATCATATTCGACTCGTTACAATAAAGTAATGAGCCGCTTATTGTGTAATTAGTGTGCGGCATTGTTCGCCACAACCTGAGCATATCAGTTGGTAACTGGTACGCTGTGCTAAATCCTGTTTCTTTGTCTGGTGCTTGAGAGAGCTTACTTAACTCTTGCTCTTTAAAAGCAAATGACCAAGGATGTGAGGATAATAATGATTCATAGATAGTAGGGTACAAGTTAGCCGATACAGTTGGCCCGGCACCTGCTTCGGTGAATGAAGATATAGGGCTGTCCCCAACTAATAATAATGCGTTTGAGCATATACTAATATCTGTCGCCACACTTCCCCCTTGATTCAGGTGTTAACCTGATGTTAATGATATGCGCCCCAATTAGAGGCGCATACCCTCCCTTATTTAGTCAGTATCCGTTTCAGTTACTGCTAAACCATCTGACACGTCAACAACACCTGAAGCATTACTCAAAACGCTTACAAAAGACGTTGTGGGTGTGGCCGTGTCTACAACTAAGATCACGTCACGAACATTCAATACATCTGAAAGATCGTTAAAGTAACCTGATGTGTTCACCGCTGCGATTGCGTCTGCTGAGCTATACGTATGAATACGCACGCCATTAGCGCGACCGTCAGGTGAGAATCCAGATAATGCAAAAGCCATGATTATACCCCCTCGTCATATTGAATTTTAACGATGCCCTGTGGCTCACGAGCAACCGCACCAGCTTTAAAGATACCATTCGCCAACCAAGACGTTTTCTGTGCTACCCAATCAATAGTCGTTTTCATATCAAGACCAATAGCAAGGCCAATAGCTGACTTTTGATAAGCAAATGCTACACGGCCGGATGCTGCGCCCGGTAAGCCGCCCTCAGTACGTGTGCCGATCTTCTTAAACTTGAAGCCCATGTAAGAATCTAAGTCACCATTAACCAAGGCTTTAACAACGCCATAGTCTGAGCTAGTAACAGTGGTATCTTCTAGCAACTTCTGAAGAGCTTGGGCGCGTAACACAATGTAGCGATCTGAAGATTCAGCCTCAATATCATCCAAGTGACCAGCGGCGCTACGAATAGCGGATAAATCAAAGTTACGTGTAGCTGAAATATCAAAGACTCGACCAGTATCAGGGTTCTCATCGTTAGTAGATGCGAATGTTACTGCTGCCATTGCATCAATGATAATTTGATCTTCACGACGACGAATAGCATTAGCGATAGTCATTGCTAATTCTTGCTTTTCATCGAAATTAACTTCTGCTTGATCGAAAATGTCTGTGTACTCAGGCGCGTTCCAGTTGGCTAAGGTAGCTGTTTGGCGATCATGCCCGATATCCATAGGCGTAACATCTGCTTGTGATGCTTTTTGATTAGCAACACCTTTGCCCATGCGTGTGAATTTATAAGACTCGCCGACTACCCCTGTTCGGTTAGTGACTGTCTCCCGTAGATTGCCTTGCCCTTGATATTGATGTTTAACCTCTTGGTCGAACTCAATAACGGCGGCATTAGATAGGAATTTACTCATTTTAATAGCCTCTTATATTTTAATAAAACTTTTGTTTAGTTTTACCAGTGACCGAAATCGGGTGGCTTAACTAATCTTTTTAGTCTGCCTTCCACAATTCCGGCCATAAGAGGGTATCGGATAGAAGTTAGTTAGATATTAATACTATTTTGCTCTAGTGTCAACTTTTTGACGTTATTCATCATGACGTTATTGCTATTAGTCAATATTTTGACTGCTATATATCCTCGTTCCTGTCTTTAATAACGCCCCTAACAACGCCTCTAATATAAGCAAACGCCCTTGTTGCTGCCACGTAGGGTACGAAAAGAGTATTAACCGCACCGGATAGAGTAAAGCTGCCAGCTATAGTGATAAGAGAAACAAAAACCTCGTTAGGTGTGCCGGATAAGCTAACAGCACCGATTAGTTTTGTTCTTATCTCGTTTATTAACCTGCCTACTAATGTAACTGAGCCACCTATTGACTTTTCGGCCTGCTTGCTAATACCACCAGTTGATGTCACGCTTCCACCGCTAGACTTACTTATTCTCTTTAATATGCCCCCTGAAACGCTCACAGACCCCGATAGGCTACTTATTAGCATTAAGCTATTGATTGCATCGCCTGTTGGAGTTATAGAGCCTGACAAGCTCTTTGTGTAGGTTGTTATGCTGCTGGCTGCACTCCCTAGCCTTATTCCAGACTCTGCAAAACCAAACGGTGATGGCAATGGAACATGATCCGAAATCGTGGCGCCTGTTATCGTTCCATTGTTTGCATTGCCCGACAAATCTACTTGAGTCGTTGTGCCTGTGAACCCCATTGGCGGGTTATAAACGCAATCCGTTCTATTCGTATGAGCAATCCATTGTTCGGCTATAAATTCGTCTAAAGTTAGCAGACTATCGAACAACTTTACAACTGCGATTGACCCATTAAGAAAGCTGGTAGGTAATGCGTCGGGGTTAATTCCGATAGCTAAATCACCGTCTTGGTCAGTTGCTATTGAATTTGCGCTACCTTGTCCTGCCCCGTATATGCCTTCTTCAACAAACGCACTGGTTAGCGTACCCTTAAATATTTTATGTGCGGATTGTGTCGAATCCGAATTGTCATAGCTAAAAGCGAAAGCCTCCCAAGAACCCGTTGACGCGCCTATTGTTGATGTTGTTGTGTAGCCAAGGCCGGTAGTCCTATCGACAACAAACTGTAAATTCCCTGATGTATCATCTAAAATTAGGCGCCATCGTCTAAGGCCACCTGCGTTGCCTTTAAATAAAATATAATCATCTTTAGCTAAAGCCGCTAAATTAATCCAAACTATACCGCTGAAACTGGTGAAGTTATCAAGCGAAGCGCTGCTGGGTACAATTATTCTCCTACCGCTGGCGTTAAAGTCTAAAGCCATTTTCTAAACGTCTGAATACTCAAAATAAACGCCAAAAACAATTGCTGCTGCTGCCATTGTGTCGCCTGCATCAGTACCATCGCGAAACAATTCAAACAGCACTTGGTCGCCAATGGCAAAATTAGCACTCGTTAGCGTAATTTCAGCCGTTAGTCTGTCATGTGCTGTCGCTGGTGCTGTGTCATTGACATTTACTGACTCTTGCGCTGTTGTTGGGTCAAGTGTTTCTCCCACTGCAATCGCTCGATAGTCAAAATCAAACTCGACATCACCTGTTGTCGCTGTTGCCGTCCAATCAATAATAATCTTTGCTGAACCCACAAAGTTTTGCGGTACTTGGAATCTTCCCCGTATGCCGTTTCTCGTTGCTGAATCGTTCATGATTAGCACCAAGCCGCCCAGTAAGTCATTCGTAGCTTTAACAGAATAAGGCTCAAAGAACACCTCACCGGAGCTATCGGGCAATGCTCCTTGAGTGACAATCGGTAGTCTAAAGGTGCTCATTAGTTACACACCGGCTTGCTTGTATCTAGTACTTCTTTAAGTACACTTATTTCGTTACGCACTTCATCAACCTTACCGTACAAATTACTCACCGAATTCATAGCTGAAACCGTGTTGTTTGCGTTTAGCATTAAATTATCAAGCTGCGTCAATAGCCCGTTTAGCTGGGCTTTGGTTGTACCTGTTACGCATTCGGGTTCAGGCTCAGGAGTAGGTAAATGCGTTGGTTCTGGAGTCGTCCCATGCCCGGGTTCAGGAGTAGGCGTTGGTTCTGGTTCTGGTTCTGGAATAGGTGTGGGCGTTACAGGCTCTCCTACCACAACATCGCCATTCGTTGAACAGGTATTTGACTCTGCTGTTAAAATACTAGGTTGCACTCTCACGCACACCGCATCAGTTCTACCCGCTAATGTGATTGTGTTGCCTGTTACACTGATATTTGCGGATTTAAGCGCATCTTCACCCCTATTAGGAACCTTAACCCCTTCACGCAAAGTACCGCCATTATCAGTAATCGTATTACCTTCAACCACAACGTCTACACAGCTTGAACACCCAATCGCTAACCCACCAAGGTTCTCAATTGTGTTATTTCTAATGACAAGCCCACGAAATTCTTCCTCTGTTGAATAGCCTGTATCAATCGCAATACCCCAGCACCCAAAGCCAGCCGTGCCTTCATCTTCTTTAATAAGGTTATCTTCAATCAGTAAATTACTAATTAATCCATGCCCCACCAACGAGACGCCTTGGCAACTGCCGTTGATAAATGCAGATTTATACAGCGTGTTCCCACGGACAATAATGTCTGAGCTAGGGTTAGCTTCCTTGCCTGACAGATAAATATTATGGTTAAAAACGGCCTTTTCAAACCCGTTATTCTCAAAAATATTGTTCTCAATCAGCACACCGACACCACCACCTAACCAGCCCTGTCCATAATTATTAATAATGGTTGAGTCGCGCAGCACCAGCCTGTCATTCGTCCCATTTACATCTGATGAGGTGACGGGGTTCGACCCTGCTGAATAGACTCCTATACCAAAACCCTGAATGTGTACGTTTTCAATGGTGACGTCATCAACATCATTTAAAAGCTCAATACCGAATAACGTGGTGCTATCTGATACTAAGGCTAGGTCTTTAATTAAGTAGCCTTTGCTGGGGGACGGGTCGCCACTGTCTGTAAAGTAAAGCGCCGCCGTCTGGCCTGTTGAAAATATTTCTGGCTTATTACCTTGCCCATATGCACCAAGCGTACACACTGAGTTTGCGCTACATTTTGGATTAAAAAGCGTGTTTCGATTCGGTGCAGGAAACTTACCGCCTTTGCAAAACAGAACGCTATCACCACCGTTCATAGAATTGAATACGCTTAACCCACGAGAGGCTGTTTTAAACGGCGCAGCAATAGAAGTGCCTGCGTTATTGTCGTCGCCCGTATCGCACACATAGTAGTTTTGCGCGTACAGATGCGAGCTGCATAGCAGAAGCGTTAGTAATAGTA